TACATATCTACGCAGCCTAAGTCGTGGAAGATAATTAATAACACCATTCCATTCGGTTTCAAAAAAGCTCAATACCCCAACTTCCATATCGTCTTTAGTGTACATTTTGAGACTATTAGTAGCCGGGTCTATTTCTATACGAGTACCATTCGAGGAAGTGGAAACCTTACCTACTATCTCTATTTCTCCATTTTCTTTAATTCTAAAAGAATCATTGGGGGACTTTATATTCTTGAAGACTCCACTTGTCGCATTTACCTCACCATTGAATTTATACTTCCTGTTTTCAGGATCAAGCTCAAAAATGACTTCATTATCCACCAAAGCGAAGATACCGGATCGTTCAACTCCACCAATTGTAATGCACTTATCCCCCTGGACTATGCCGGTCAAAATCGGTTCCTCGGCTGTTCCGGCATTCTTCCCCGTAAACAGCTTCGGAGATATCATATACTCGCTACCGATCTGTACCTTGTTCGTGTCCCAGCCTACAAGCCAATCTGGTACATTTGACATAACTTTGGAGATTGAACCCTCAGTGAGCAACACATAATCAGGAATTGATTTTTCATAAGTCCTCACCGCAATACTGTCATATGCCGATGATATGTCGAGGGATATATTTATAAAGTTAAGCGATTCTAAAGGTTGACTGGAAAGTACTTCAACACCTTCCTTTAAATAAGATACACGCCATCTTTCAGGAGTATAATCTTCCTTACTACTTCCACTAATACGATATAACTTAGCTATGACAGTATTTCCCGAAATTGGGACACCATGTATGTCGCACGGGATATCATTAATCCGGGTGCCGTTCATATAGAACTCTATCGCAAGCATTACAGCATCCTGACCGTCGGCACCATCTTCGCCACGGAAGCGGCTCCATGTATAATCTGCGGGATCATTACTCTCTGTTGCCGTATCCTTGTTAACCGCAATACCGATATACTTAGTCGAATCTGTCGGAATCTGATACATATCACTACCGTCTGCATTGTCAGAATAAGCTATCCATGTATAGGTAGTCTTGCCATCAGTACCGGGTGCACCTGGAACACCATCCGTCCCGTCTTGACCATCAAAACCTCGGAAGCGGCTCCAAGTATAATCAGAAGCCGTATTACTCTCTGTTGCGGTTTCCTTATTGTATGCAAGACCGATGAAAGTCTTGCCGGTTGGATCATTGCTTATCCCGGCTCCGTTCACATCATCAGCGTACTTTATCCAGGTATAATAAACCTTTCCATCTTTACCGGGAGTTCCGGGAACACCTTGGGGGCCTGTGTCGCCTTTTATCCCCTTTATCCTGATAGGAGTCCCCCAACTACCGGAAGATGAGCTTTCTGCGACCTTCTGAGACATCCAAACAACTGTGCTCGTTGCGTCAGTATGCCAGCCGTTCGAGGTGCCGTTTCCTGTAGGTTTTCCCGGTTGGGATTCACTGTCGTGATAGGTTATATAAACCGATAGGCCATCACTACCGGCAGCACCGGTGGCACCATCATTGCCATCTGCCACCATCAAAGCCCAGGCAGTACCATTATAGATGTATACCCGTCCGTTATCAATATCCCTGTACACCCAGTTCTTAACAGGATTGGCCGGAGGTGCGGATAGATCACCTTTCCAAACTATATCCAGTCCGTCAGCACCGTCCTTGCCATTAGCTCCATCCACACCGTCAATAGTCATTTGATACCATGTGCCATCCTGATAGACATAGCTCTTGCCATCAGTCGTATTCTTATATGCCCAACCATTCTGAGGATCAGAAGGATGAGAAACATAGCTACCCTTCCATACTATTGACGTGCCATCCTTACCATTAATACCATCGGCACCATTGGTACCATCACCCCCCTTTTCACCAGTATCTCCTTTATCTCCCTTGTCGCCCTTTTCACCTTTAAGATTCTCTTTGACTTCATCATCAAGATCCTCCCATTTGATAACGACATTCTTAAAAGAGGTGATGAATTGATTCTTGCTGGCATCCCATGCCCATGAGATAGCACCACCGGCAAGAGAGCCAGACTTATCAGCATTAAACTTGGCAGAGCCGTCACCAAACTCGGCACTTCCGTCAGGATGTATACAATAGACTGTATGTCCGCTGGTATCTGTACCTTTTATCATGCCATTTTCGCAGTAAAATCCACGGGCACCATCTCCACCGGGAATATCGCCGCCAAGACGCGTCTTAATCTTACCGGTCCAGTCCTTACTGTCAATATCGAACATGATGTCGATGGCTGGCTGCCCACTCTCATCAGCGTGGATATAGATAGCCGATTGTCGGTTCTTATTCACAGAGTTGCCGAACTGAACAATATCATTACCTGGCTCCGGAGGATTAGTTACAATTCCTTCAGCATCTTTGTCAAACTCCGATACCGGCACATGGATCACATCATCCACAACGGAAGATATCTCCACGTGATAGAAAGTTTGTTTAGTTCCAGAGTAAGTCTGACACCGCATAAAGTCATGAGCGACAAAGCTCATAGTCTCATCCTCCAACGTGATGAGGTATTCAGTGCCATCTTCAGATAGCGTAACAGCAGCTATCTTACCACATGCCTGAGATATACCCAGAGAACCGATTATCGCACGCATCTTGCTTACCAGCATCTCGAACACGATAAACTGTTCACGCACGCGGATGGAATCAATCTCAAGCATCCATTTGCCCTTTACATACTCCCATATCTTCCAACCATACCCAGCGAAACCGGACATGAAGTCTTCTACTACTTCCGCCACCCATTCTCCGGCCGCATTCATCACCTGCCTACCCGTCTTCTTGGCCGAAGCAAGCATACCTACAATCTTAGCTGTACTTAATATTGCCATTTCTATCTGTTTTTTAATTGTTATCTAATTTCCACATAAGCTGACAGAGGTTGTACATTTGCAGCTTGCGAGCTCCATCCGGCAGCCGATTTATAAGCATCCACACTCACATCAGGAACATATATAGCTTTAGGCTCACCTTCATAACCCCATCCTCCTAATATCGGTGGAGTAATTGCCCGGCATACGACAACAACTTGGTTTTTCATATACCAGAATAAACTTCCTCCGTCCGATATAGAAGTGACGGTGCTTGATATATCAATTAATTTAAGATTGGGACACTTTTGAAATACGCCAATTCCTATAATTTGATAACCTTCCGGGATGATTAGTCTTTCTATTCCAGTTTGACTAAATGCGGAATTTCCTAATATTGTATTAAGTGGAAGAGTTACCTCACGTAGGTTTGTGCAACCATCGAATGAACCAATATTTATTTTGTTTAATCCGGTAAAAAAACGAAATTCATTAAACGTTTCAATTTTTGTATTACCTTTAAATATCGAATTATTTCTGTCAGGTCTGTTACTCAATGATTTCACTTGTGCTACTTCTTTGGCTGTAATCATTGAGTCACCATCTTCATCTATCGGTGTTAATGAACCAATGCTGCTACCATTGTCATTGCTATATGCTTCTTCAGTTATCAATACTCTCAAGACTTCTGCATCAGCGAAGCGGATAGCAGCTTCACCCTTCATTATCAGGTTCAGTTTGTTGAATATTCCTCTCAGCGTATCCACAGAGTCCTGATAGTAGTTCGAATGCACCGTTATCCTGCCATCCAGGACAGGTACCGGGTCCTCGCCCGCAAGTCCTTCAGAGGACAAGCCCTCATAGCTGCCGTCAGCTAATTTGGCAAGCATATCAAGAGCGTCAGCAGTGTAATATTCTTCTTCGAAACCGACCGCACGAATATGCTTCAACACATGGTTAGTGCCTTGTGACTGCTGTGCCTCAATGATATCTGAAAGTAGCTGCACAGGCTTCAGTAAAGGACAATTCTCAATCAAAAAGTCGGTGATATTAACGGCACATTGACCGATTCTCAAACCTTCTGTCGTCAACATCGGGAAGTTCCGGAAAATGATGTATTTATTGTTAGCCGGGTACTCGATCACTTCAAGCCCTCCACCATTCGGTAATTTTATCTGGCTCAGATTAGTTCCATCTGCATAAACCTCTCGAATGTTGATTATTGTGCTCAAATCAAGTGTACCCTGCAATGTGGCAATATTAGAAAGTAGAACCTTCTGCATACTACCGCAATCAGCAAGCGTAAGTCCTGTTATAGAGATTATTACGTCATCTGTCTTACTGCCAAGTATGAGTTCTGACAGACGCTTACCGCGTACCACCATGGTACCGGAAACATTCTTTTTATGCCAGTCTCCAATACTCAATAACCAACTCGCCGCCTGAATCGCATTCTGTTGGTCGGCACTACCGCCAAGGTCGATAGTTATGCGACACGTCTCACCGGCTTTGGTACGTGTGCCCTGTACGATGGACGTACCATTTGCAATGGCCGGATACATATCGAAAGCCGGAGTGATGTCATAGTCTATCAAATCACCGGCAGCACGTACAATGATGGTATCGGTTCCATTGGCCGAGAATAAGCCATAATTATACTTACTCATAATATACATGATACGCTTCTTTATCCATGCCGTTTCTGCACTATAGAAATCACCATGACTCTGCGTAATGGGATCAGTATCATTCGAATAGGAATCATTATCATAAGCTATCTTGGCTATTTCATAACGCTTGGCATCAGCATTGACTAACGTAGCCGGGAAATATTCTTTTATTCCGAGGAAATACTTTTTATAGAAAGCATAAGCCTTATCATAAGGAGTACCGGAAGACTGGCCGCATAAACTTTCCATTGCGGCGAACATCTTACGCATTCCCGCAGTAATCTCAGCACTGAAAGCCTGTTCTAACAGATTCCAGAAAACAGAAGTCTCACCATTCCAAATCGGTTGGCCGTTGTCGTAATAATCATGCATCTCACACCAATAGGGTTTGCGATCCTGTCCCTGGTTATCAATAGGAAAGATGGTATCAGCATCATCCAGCCGCCAGCGCCACTTGCTTCCTGTCGTGCAGAAGCTATAAGGATAAGTATTTTTTGCCCGCTGGTCGGTTCCGGCAGTGAACTCAACGAAATTATGGTGGAATACAGCATCATCAATGTCGAAGTATTCCGGCACAGTCGCCCGAAACAATTGCTTTCTGGAATTGATGAACAGCTCATTTAACTGGTCGGCTGTAAATGCGGACAGATCGGATGCAAGGTATGCGGTCAACTGCGTTTTTAGATTGATCTGGCCGTTCCCAATGTCTGAAGGAATAAACTTTCCTTCTGCCGCCTCGTAATAATAGAGATTATAGAGGTTGGCATCACCGGACTTGGCAATCCAATACTCATAACCCGTACTGCGATATTCAGTTATGGCATTGTTCAGTTCGGCAAGTGTTCCCTTGAACGGTCTGATACGATTATTGCAGACATATACGGCATTATACGCATCTATCCACTTTTGAGCAGACAACGGTTCTGTTTCATCGGCGTTCAGTTCACCGGCATCGAAATCCCAACAGTTGGTATTGTTATATTGGAAAGCTTCTTCATCGGCATTATACGCCCAATACGATTTCTGCGTATTCCAAGGTACGCGGAAAAGCGCACCTAATGGAGCATTGTCCGAACCTTCTACGGATAGCAAGGCAGGGAAAGCTTCCGTATCATAACCAAAGCAAAGATCATCCCCTTTGTCCGGACCAAACGTAAATTCTCCCATGCAAGTGTACACGTCCTGCCCTTCTTCATTCACGGACTTGGAAAAACCGATAAACGGCTCCTGATAGACGGCAACGCGTATCTGCGGGTCGGCAATCATCGCCTCGTTCTTCATGCCTATCTCTTTATACAGGTCATTATAGGCGGCCACACTTCCGGCTTTATGGTCTTGCATTGAAGACGCCCAGTTCTTCTTAGCCGTCAGACGTCCGGACTTCGGCACCCCATCAAACATGAGCACCTTGTTCTTATCGGTGGTCCCGTCGGCATACGTGGCGATGGAGTTTATCTTATTGCCTTCAGCGTCTTTCAGCCCTTTCATCTTGAAGCGGATATTCCACTCCAGATATTTCTTTGAGGATGTTCCCTGGCCTTCAACCAACAGATTGGTGAGCGTGAAATTCCTTTCCGGTTTATCCTTGAAGAAAACTTCCAGATTACCCGCCACTCCTGAAGGGTTATTCAGGTTAGGGAAAGGCTTATCAACCACGAATACATTGTATAGCATCTTCGTAGCATTGAAGTCAATATTCACACCTTCACCATCCAGCACTTGGTTGATACTCTTCTCTGTCTGTTTCTCATCGGTAGTCACAAGTTGATTGATATAATTCTTCTGTACGGCCTCAGAAGTCAGCGCCGAATCATACACGCGTAACCCATAAAGATAGAGGTTGGCATAGTCATTGCCCAACGTTATCTTTCCAGCGTTTTTGAAATAGTCATTGCTCTCATAAGCGTACTGCCGGTTCTTCTTTCCATTGATGTAAATGGCGACGATATTAAACCCTGCATTTCCGTAGGCATCAGGCATCACTACAACTGTCAAGCGCATACGTACACCGTTGTCAGTAGGGACATCCTGTGTGGTGCTATCATGTCGCGATTGGGAGAAGAAAGAGATATTCTCACCAGATACTTTCAGACCTACATTTCCCTCAGCGATAGTAATAATATTCTTGCTGGCATCCGAAGCATTCTCCACTTTGAAATCAACCTCAATAGTCTTTCCCCTGCGGGCCGCTTCCACAGCAAAAGGCTGATAATCTATCACGGCGGAGCTCCGGGCAAAGATTTTCAATACTTTAACGCCATCATCATCAGATACCCAGCCATCGTTACCCCAGTTGAAGTTGTTCCAAGTGACAGGGATAACCGACTTATCCACTTCATTAACTATACTGCGGCTGTTAGACTGTGAGTTGCTACGTGTACGGGGATTAATATAGAGTGCAGCACCTGACGTAGCAGAATACCCCAGAGAATTATTCACATTCAGCGTAATCGGTTCAATCAGACTATTATTGTCGCTTGTCACGGATACAATGACATCAAAGTTAGCATCATCATCCGTATCAACCTCCATCGGATAAGTGAGAGTCTGTTTGGCATTCGTGGTAATGGAATCATTTTCGGAACTATAAACCTCACTACCGCCCTTCGTAATGGAGAATAAAGCATCAGTCAAGGCAGAAGCACCGTCATAGATCGCATAGTCAAACACGGTATTATCCTGCCAGTTGGTCAACTGTTCGGCAACATTATTCACACACATGAGCTTTATCGTTTCTCCGGCAGAAATACACATGATATTTATTGAAACCGCCTTTGTCTGGATGGTATTATCCGAATTGGACAAATAAAAGCTCACATTATACACACCAGTAGTTCCCGGATGTGGAAGCGTATAGATATAAGGAGTATCCAGATATACAGCCGTTCCAAGATTCTGAGTATAATTCTGGTTATAGTCTTCGCCGGTCACAGTAATATGCAGCGTTTTGCTGATATTGCCATTCACAATCATAGGTATAGCGATATCTCCGGCAAAAGCCGTCCACCAGGCAAAGTTCGGAGCACTGACACCCAGAGAGGTTAGCTGCACTGTATAAGTCACAGGAGCGGTAGTTTGATCCGTGTTTTCTCCCTTGATGGTAATCTTGATATTATTACTGCCACTTGTCAACCACTCGGCAACATCCTGCTTGATGGAGACATTGGAGGATATCTCCATCTGCTTTACAACTGTGAAATCAGCATACTTTGAATTCTTCACCATAATGGAGCATAAGCCGAGTTCACCGGTAGGCTTGTACGGATCACCGATACTGTCACGATATTGGGAGATGAAAGAAAAGTCGAGAATGCACTTCTCGCCGTATTGTGCGGCAAAGCCGAGGGAATCCATGTTGTTACGTACATACACGTTGTACATGGTCCCTGACCCGCCGCCACCGATACTACTTGCAGGTAACAGCGTCCATTCGGACTCACCTTTGAGTTTTACGATAACATAATCCTCTTTGTCATCCACCTCATCAGCGGCAGGCGCAACATTCATCAACCCTCCAAGGGTCATATCACCCGATGCTTCCGCCGGAGCAACTTCTACGATGGCGTCCTCATCCTCTTCGATAAGCGTGTCGATATCCTCTTCAAGCAAACAAGACATTAAAGCGGCCGGAGTGTTTTGCTTAGGCAGACGAACTATAAGGCCATTTTCAACGACGGCACCACCCAATAAGCCTAATAAATAGTTAGTGAAATCTGTCTTGTCTTTACGAAGAAACATTGATAACGAACGCAATGCCGAGAACACATTGCTGTCAGTTGCAGGAGTGGAGTCATTCCTTCTTATCACATATACACCACTACCGCTTCCACCTGTATAAACCTGCCCTTTGAGAGTGAGGTTTTCCACCTTGTCCTCTAGCTCCCCGATGCGGGAATAGGCAGCAGTTTCCCCGACAGTATATACGGGGGAATCATAAGGCTTATCAAGGTTGAATTCGAACCCGATAACCCTCGACAGCCTTCCGTTTTCGAAATAGGCTTTGTTTATGAGGTTCACCCTTTGACCGATACCGTAGAGATTATGCATTCCATCCTCGCTGTATGCGTTATCGGACATCATCGTGCAGTTGTAGGTGTTCGGGTCTATCTTAGATTTGGCAATGTACTTTTCAGCCTCTTCCTTCAGTTCCCGTTCGGCAGCGGATACAAGTCCTAATTCTGTTATTTTGGTTGAATCCCAACCTGACAAAACGTAGGTATCGCCGTCTTCGGGGATGAGCACCTCATCGGGCAACGGGCGACCGTAATCCTCGTTTCGGACAATTTCCCAAAGCTGTTCATCCTTACCGTCGGGATCAAAGGTTACAGCGAACACCATACCGTTCAATTTACCCGACTGGAAGATGATTGTCAATTCCTCACCGGGGAGGATATAATCTTTGGAGAAAGTTATCCCTGTGTCCTTGAAACGGTAAGCGTCCCACTTCTTTTCGGTAGTCGTTCCATCAGCATTCTCAATGGTTTCGGTATATTCCTTGGTAGTGATGTCCGACATAGTTCCAACTCTCCGGGGATAGACTTCATCGAAGATAACCACTTGCTCGATAGCTTCCTCTGTACTCATTTTCGGATAAGCATCTATGTACGGAGTCCCTTCGGGTAGCATCAATCTTTTTTGCACCACACCATTTACCACCACCGCTTCGTCAACGGGACGGTAGTTGGCAGGAATGTTCCTTGTCGAGCCGAAAGCATAGATACGGGTGGCATAGGTTGACTGGGATTCGGAGCGTGACATTTCCCCCACGTTCTTAGCGATTTCCATATTCACGTAGTCGCCAAACTCGCATTTACCGAAGTGGATAATATTGTCTGTCACCCAGCACTCGCAATCCCATTTCTTCGCCATTTCAAAACAGGCATCTAAGATATTGGTGTTATCATAAGTCATTAACAGAGACTTGTTCTCGACCGTACTGTCAATGGAAAAATCAAAATCCTGTCCTTTGTAAGTATAACCAAGAGCTTTCAAGTTTCTCAGGACTATACTTGCTTGTACGTTGAGTGGAGCTGTCAGACTCCAGGACGCTTCCTGCCCAGATGTCTCCGGGGTATATTTGAAGATTTTATTTTTCCATTTCCAGTAGTGAGCATCAAGTCTTAGTTCATAATCATAGCCTGCGTTATCGGTGTTGAAGGTAGGACTCTGCAAATCGCACACTTCAAATAGTCCAAAGTCGCATTCAACGTAAGTTCCGAGCTTGAAGTATATGGGATTCTCCAAAGAGAATTTCAAAAGTATGTAATCCTCTTTTTGGAGCGTAAACTTCCGCTTGCAACCTTCGTTGGGAGTGGTTGAAAGAAGAATGGCACCCGATATGTTTTTGATGTCTACTATCATAATACCCCAAAGTTCGGGGATAAAAAAAAGAGTGCCTAAAATTGGGCACTCTTATACACGACAATAAAACCAATGTCGTGAATTAGGTTCGGTTAGCAGGATTATTTTTCTTATTTCGCACATACAATAAAGTCTTATCTTTTGTTACAAGACACTTACGAATCGCTTTTTGTGTCATTTCCTCGCCAAACCTATTATAGAATAACTTTATGGTACAATTGCCCACGCCTATTATTTTAGCCCATCCTGCGACAGAGCAACACTTGCCATCAACAGAAATAAAAACCGTGCGTCTTTGTTTTCTTGTATTTTCAAATGATGATAGCCACTGGCAATTTTCGGGCGAATATCCTTTATTGTTATCTATCCTATCAATGGTTAAATCTTCATTATACCCATTATTTATAGCCCAGTCATAAAAACTTTGAAAATCGTTTTTCCACTCGCTGCACACTTCAATTCCTCTTTCTCCATACGATGAATAATGGTCGTTTGTATGCCTGTAACATCTACCCTTCATAGCACACCATATATTATATAGTCTTGTATCGGTTTTGCCATGAGTAAAATTTGCCTGTTTCATTTTTTCAGAGCTTTTCTTTCTTCGCACACAGCCACAACTCTTAGTATTACCGGATAATAAAGAATTAGATGTAGGATAGCATTTATTTCCACATTCGCAAAGGCATTCCCATATAAGTGATTTATGCTTATTTCTTCCTACAACCTTTATAGCTGTTAACTTTCCGAATACTTTATTAGTTAGGTCTTTAGCCAAAAGGCTTCTATTGTAACATCCACAGCTTGTTGTATTTCCGCTATTTAAAGAACCAGTAGTAGCAATTACTATATTTCCACACTCGCATTTACATAACCACTGTACCTGCTTTTTCTTATATCTACCGTATTCTGAAATTACAGTTAGTCGTCCAAACTTCTGACCAAACAAATTCTTTTTCATAATCATATTTTTAGAGTGAATAATAAAGGCAGCCCTAAAGTCGTGCTGGCTGCCTTTGGATAATCGTGTTAGTGCGTCAGAGCCGAAACTCTACTTGTTATAATCATGCCAATAATATAGCTTACATCACGAGAACATTCATTCAGTTTAGTGACTGTATCGTCCAAGCAGTCCCATTGTCCGGCATCCCGTAATTCTTTCTCATCCATCGTACCCGAAACTATACTACAGGCTTGATTAATAAGATACATTGCTTTTAGTAAATCAGAATGAACAGCCTTGTTCTTTATCTCTTCAATATTGATTTCTGTTGCCATAGTCTTTATATTTTATGTGTTAGTACTCTACAAACTCTATCATAGACATGTGTCTTCTCAAATCTATTCAAGATTGATGCTTTATCGGCACCAAAAGTCAACTCGCCACTTTTAAACTGATATATGGTAATTTGACCGTCTCCAGCATTATATCGGTATATCTTTACTTCTTGATTTTCAGCTATTAGTGTCATAGTCATTTCTTTTATAGTTACCACTCTTTTACCTGTTCTCTCAACTCGTTATACTTACCATTAATAAGCATCTCAACCTCACGATGAAAGTTTATATCAGTCAAACGAAACTCTACTAAAGCACGCTTGTAAGCGTCACCTTTTTGATAGGTATTAATAAGGCGTATCATTTGTACACTATCCAAACCATACTTATTTTTGCGATTAAGGTTTGCAGCCCTACGCATATCACTTTCTCTTAGTTCAATTGTTGCCATAATCAAGCTATCTTTATAAGGTTGCACTTTTTGAAACATCTATATTCTTCTTTCTCTGTGTCCCAATACACTTGCAAATTATCATTAGACTTTCTACCTGTACCCTTTACCTCACCGATAAGATTCTCTTTGAGAGTGCCAAAGGCTTGACGTAACGTACCATCAGTCTTTTTGAAGTAGAACTCTACGATCTTAACTTTTAAAGCCGCTTTCAGCTTCAAATTAGCCCATGCGCATTTTAACGCTTCACTCATTGAATAACCGTTCTTGCGAACAAAAGACCATGCCATTTGCATTACCTCTTTCATCTGACTTCTAAATTTTGTGCTCATACTCTTATATTTTATGTGTTAATACTATTTTGTTGTACTTTCATAATGCAAACATACTACTTTAATAGTACAATCCAAAAAGAAAAGAACTGTTTAATTAGTATATTAACCTTATTTAATACTATTATAATAGTACGATACACAAAGAAACGTACCTTTGTATAAAATTAAAGTACACGATTATGAATCTAAGAATAACAGAACATTGTAAGTCACAAGGCATTACTTTGCAAGACTTAGCAGATAAAATGGGGATAGCTCGTTCTACTTTGGCTAATACTTTATCCAAAGGCAATCCTACCATTGAAACCCTTTCCAAAATAGCGGATGCCCTCGGAGTTGAAGTAACAGACCTTTTTGAAAAATCTTCCGACGAAGTAGTCGGAGCCATCCGGATCGGAGATAGTACCCATGTCGTTAATAGTAAGGAGGATATTAAGAAACTGGCTGAGAAACTTTAAAAGTAGGAGATCATGAAAAATAAAAAAATGAAATATAAAAATAGATTTCGATGTCAATACCAGAAGGGTGATACGTGCATAAGTGAGAAATTTAATAGCAATAATCCAATTTCTACTCCAGATATTATATTGACATTATCTAAGTTAGCAGTAAAAGTAAAAGAGGAGATTAATTCAGAAGTCGGTGGAAGAGTTGCATTACAAGTACTCAAAATTCATGAATATTTCATTAAAACAGTAAATTTGCAAAAATACGGAAATAGAAAAAATAAAAGCTACTATTTTGACTCCAAGGCAAAAAATAAAATAGATAGGTCTGAAAGGGTAGATTTAGAGATTTTAGGTGATTATGGCTTAGATAACGAAACTCTTACGCTCTCAACTTATATAAAAATATATAGACAAATAAAAGGCTGGAAATAATATTTTACAGTCCATAAAATGTCTGCAAAGGTCTGGCAATTAATATGATGTCCCCCAAAGACGATACTATGACAGATGAAGAAATAGAACAAGAACTGAAAGAAACTGATGAAATAATTCAAAGTTTTAAGGAAAAGGAAAAGCAAGGGTTGCGTGATATCCTTCGGTATTATGATAGAATACATGATAAACTTTTCTCCTTCAACAATATGCTAATTGCCGGATATTTTGTAATAATAGCCATGCCAAACTCACAGACAAATCCATGGTGGATTTTACTACCTATATTTAATATGTTAAATTTGGTCTTTGTTGATTACGAAATGATGGAGAAAAGCCGTTTTGAAAGTGCAATAATGAGCAAATCACAGGAAGAGATACAAAATCACGGAAAAAGGATTAGCAAAACAACATGGCGGTCTTTGTTTACCATTATTTCGACATTGATAGTCACATTTGTTTTTATAATACAATTACTAAAGCTAACATAATAAGCCGGATTTTTCCGGCTTTGCCTTTATACCTACCATTCATTCCTAAATCATCCTTACTTTCGTCCTTCCGAACTCGGATTAGGCTCCGAAAACTTACTTGAAATCTTACCAAAAGTCCTATCTAAGCTCTGAGCATAAGTGACACTCTTGCCAGTATAAATAAGATGGTAAACCTCGCTACTATTAGCAGGAATCTGAATATCAACCACACCTTTATACAGCTCATCAAAGAAAGCTTTCTTCTTTACTTGATAATCTGACTGAGAATTACCCTCGATAGTGAACGAAAGAGTTATTTCCCGCTCATCGACTTTAGGATTATTGATTATTACCCGTTTCCCATGTTCAAGTCGGCTTTTACTCTCAATAAAGTCTTTCATGGGGACGGCTGCCCCAATTACATCAAGAAACCCCTCTCCCATTCTCACACCCCATAAAGCGTAAGCATCCTTGTTATTTATCAATAATTCATTCATAGACTATAATTTTGCTGTATTCTTTTTAACTTCTGCTATATCTCTTTGCATCTGTTGAATAGGTTTGACGATTGCCCCTGTATTCTCCGAAATCTGCACCAGTTCAAGATAAGACTGTGCTATCAAATCACGTGTATCATCCGCTATGTTTCTTGTCTCAGTATTAACAGAGAGTATAACGTCAGCCTTGGCGGTTAACAAGTTCAGAGATTGAGATTGAGTTACATTCTGATTCTTGACTTCTTCCCCTGCAATCTGTAAAGCAGTAAACCTACCGTTCAATTCTTCCCCGGTATCCTGGCTCATGGCTTCGAAGCCTTTTGATGTAGAAGATTGGGAAGTAGATTCTTGAGAAATCTTGTCATATCCAGTTGCTGCGGCAAGCTCGTCACGAAGCCTCATGGCTTCTTCTACATATTGCATATACTCATCCTGCAAAGCCTCCCTTTCAGCTTCAGTCAGTTCATTATCCTCCATGGCGGCACCAAAATTCTTCCACCATCCTTCAAGTTTATCGCTATACAATTCACCAATCTTATTGGAAAGCATGGCGCGCATGAAATATTCCGATATATCTTCCGCTGCCGCCTTCGCATCGTATTTCATATCCATAAGATTGTCTATGAAGCTATCATACATAGAGTCGAAAGATATTCCGGTTAGTCCTTCATACAACTTATTAGTCAGCTCCTCCATCTTACCTGCTTGGTCGATATAATCATCCAATTTTTCAGAAAGACGTTCTCCGTAACCGCCCTTCCCTGTATTCTGAATTTTCTCCCACATGTCAACATTACTGCGGAGCATTTTCATCTCTTCGGGAGAAAGTGACCATATATCACCGTTCCAATTTCTACCAATCTGATTGCTTAAACGAGAGATTTCTTCTTGGTTAAATCCACCCCAGTAGTAGTTCCAGCTATGATGAGCACTTGAATATCTAGCCTGTTCCTGTGCAATTTTTTTATAGTTTTCTTCCGTCTCTTTTTGCAGCTTCTTTGCATCGGCATATGCAGAAACAGACTTTGTTCCCTTGCTGGCTTCCATTACATCTGTCAAATCCTCAATGGCTGTCTGTAGAGTCTCATTTCTATCAGTAAGCCTATTAATAGCCTCCTCTACTTCTTTTTTATTACCACCGATACCAAACAAAGAATTAAATCCTCCGAATGAAATTGCATTCAGAATATTACCGATGCCATCTCTTAATGATCTGCCAATTGTAACAAACAAATCTCCAGACAAAACATCACTAATAATACCGCTAACAGCATTCAAGACAGCATCTAGCAAACCGCCAACAAGGTTACTCAGTCCATCCTTGAGAACATCAATAATAGACAGAATCCATCCAACAATGGGGACTTCCTTAAGAGATTCTGACGTTTTTCCTATGACATCCTTGAACCCATTCACTGTTTTGATGATTCCGCTATATGCATTATATAACCCACCGGATGATATTTGCTGCAAACCTCCCAGCAAATTCTCCATACTGGCTTTCAGTTTGGTAGCGGTATCAGTCACATTCCGCTGAGCTTGATTGGCAATATCCGTCTGTGTTTTCACATTGACGGATGCAATGTCAGCATTCTGCCGTGCTATATCAAGGGCCTTCGCTGTAACCTGCTTTTCTTCTTCTGTTCCACTCTTCTGTGCCTTAGTATAATCTTCCTGTACTTTTTTAAGCTTTTCTAAAGCAATCCTTTCATCCTCTATGGCACTGATACGATTCTGTTCTGCTATTTGATAGGCCTTAACATCTTGCCCCAGTTTCTTGAAGTTGGCTCCACCCGTACCACCCAAAGATTTTTCCATCTGATTAATAGCATCAATCAACGACTTCTGGCTTGCCTGGTCGGAGTTCTTAAATTCGTCCGTTTTGATATATTTTTTGGCTTCTTCAAGTGTAGGCTTAATCATGTCATTAAACATGCCGCCAAATTCGCCAAATACAGTAGTCCAATCGATATTGGCTTTAATGGCTTCTGTTTCTTTGCTTTGGATGGCAACATCACGTTGTTTTTCCAACAACTTAACTTGTGCACTATTTACTCCACTCTCATCCTGAGCTTTCTTTATCTTTTCCGCATACTCTTGAGCAATAGCAAGTTTTTGTTGCTGGAATGTTCCATATTCTTTCAAATAATCATTTAAAGCCTGCTGTTCGGTTTTAAGTTGCTCCTTGGTTACATCGGCAATCGCTTTATCTCTTTTATTCTCAGCATTAGTGTAACGAGCTGAAATCTCTATAGATTGTTCGGAGGTCAACTTTCCACCTTGCTTTTCTGACAGGTCTTTCTCCTGTTTTTTAATGGCGTCCAGTTCTTTTTGATAATCCAAATCTATCTGTTTCAGTTTCTTCTCCGTACCTTCTTTCATCAAACTGACCTCATCCTGCTGGTTCTGGCGACGAAGAGAAAGAAGTTCCTCGGCAGACTTTTGCTGTTCTTTCTTCTGTTTTTCAGAAGCCTTTTCTTGTTTGGATAAAGCACTACCGGTAATACCACCTAAATCTTTGTATGCTTTTTCGGTAGTTTCTTCTTGTTTCTTAGCCTCTTCATACTGTTTTGAGGTAAACTTGGATTTGTCCTTTTCTATTTCAGAGAGTTTCTTTTTAGCATCCTCCCAGTCTTTCTTCGCTTTTTCGTAGTCCTGTTTGTAAGTGGAAGGAGATTTCTTTTCAGCTAACGCTCCATTAATTGAAGAAATAACACTTTCTAAATCGCCACCTCTAACCATCATACCATTTACGACAAAACCATTACGCTTAGATGCAGACGATTGAGCAAGCTTTAATTCTGCTTCCAGCTTTTCTTTGGAATAGTTTTTAAGATTGGATTTATAAGCGGAGATATTATCATCCAATACATCTTTCTGATATTTCTTTAAAAGTTCGGAGTTTTTCTCCATTTCCTCACGAACTTGCACGTAGGATTGTTTGCCGGAAAATATTTTCCATATTTCCATATCGGCATCTGACATATTCTTGCGTAAATTCGGATTATCAAATAGCTGTAAATATCTCCGTTGATTGGTGACTGTTTGTTTTAATGAGGTGTAATCATCCTTCCTACCTTGAACAGAACGTTTTGAATCTTCTTCGTTAATTTGCTGCTTTAAATTTAGAATATCCTCTAATTTCAGTTTCTCCACATCGTACTTTTCAAAAATCTTTGGATATTCCTTGCGAAGTTCCTCTAATGACTTTTGCCGGGTAAGAGTAGCCAAACTTTCATCACGGGCAGTCGTTAATAATTCCTCTATTTTCTGCTTGTGTTCTTGTTCTCGTTTTGAAACATCCTCTTTGATATCATTGTATTCCTTTTGAGCACGAGCGGCAGCAGTCGTACCGTCAAACATCGCCCACATAGCCGTAGCAAGTCCCCCAACAGCGACAGCTAACAAGACATAAGGATTGGTAAGCATGGCAGCATTGAGAGCTAGCTGCGCCTTTCGTGCCAATACACGAGCATTAGTAAGAGCTATTTCAGCTATCGTGTGTTTGCTTGTGGCGATGGTAGTAAGCATCACAGCAGTGCGATATGTCCCATAAGTGGCCACCAATCCGGTCAATACTTTACCCACCGTTTCATAGTTCTCAATCAGTGAAGTCGTCATCTGAATCCCCTTCATTATGGCGCCTTCCGACTTCTGCCCCATCTCATTGAAAGCGGCATCCATTGCATCTTGCATCATGGAAAGTTGTCCATTGATGGTCTTTGAAGCGTTCTCAGACATTTGATAGAACTTACCTCCAGCACTCGTGGCATCTATGAATGCTTTTTGTACCATTTCGGCAGAGATAGCACCCTTTGACATTTCTTCTTTGAGTGTGGCGATTGACTTCCCAGTAGTTAGCGCAATTTGCTGCAGTGGATTGAATCCGGCATTAATCATCTGGTTCAAATCTTGTCCCATCAGTTTACCCGTTGCCGACATTTGAGAAAACGCCAAAGTTAAAGAGTTGAATTTTTGAGCTTCTCCCATAGAAACATCACCGATGGCGGAGATGAAACGAGGAACCTTTTCCGCTTCGATATTGAACCCTAGCATCATCTGTGTAGCCGCAGTTACATCGGAAAACTCAAGTGGGGAAATCTTCGCATATTCACGTACTTGCGCCATGAGCGCATCGGCTTTCTCCTTGCTACCTAACAACGTTTGAATGGCAGTATCGGTCGCTTGAAACTCACCACGCACACGGATAATTTCAGAACCTAACGCTTTCAGTACGCCAGCACCACCAATAACCGCCAATGCTTTCTTCCAAGAGATAGCGATGCCTTCGTTAGTTTCTACTACTTCTTTCGCATCGTCCTTGTATAGGGCATATTCATCACGGAGTTTCTTTACCGAAAGTCTGGCTTCGGCTTGCTGTTGAGTTAGTCCAAATAATGAAGCCTTCTCTTCATCTAGCGCTTTCTTAGCGGATGTATATTCAGATAATTTACTGTTTGCCGACAAAGGATTATTCTTCAAAGCAGAACGATAAGCATCTCCCAGTCGCTTCACATCTGCTTCAACATCTTTAACCACTGCTTTTTGAGCGATAATTCTTTCCGTTAATCCGTTTACAGACTGAGAGGCATCAAAGATTTTCTTTTTGAACCCGCCCTCCATCATCGCCCCGGCTTTGGCGGCTTCATTTACCAATTCATCCATCCGCTGTGTGGATGCAGATAACTGGGTATTCAGAGCCTTGAAAGCAGCAGGTGACTGCGTGCTATCCATACTCTTTAGTTCTTGCTTCAATTTTGCAATCTCATTGCGGAGTTTAACGACCTCTTCATAATCGGCCTGCACACGAAACACGAGCTTTGCCATATATAATTATTTTAATGGGTTCTTACCTTTTGTTTTAAAAAACTCTTCTTCTGACACTTCTTCCATAACCTCTCCATATACGGTATGAAGTTTGTCTTTTTGCATGATTACCATATTCCTGTACGGTATCTTATATACCACTTCATCATAAGACAGATGCAGAGATTCCATGAACGATGCGATCTGCCCAAGCAAGCAGTTATTTCCTACTGCTTCTGCTTTGCTGTCAGTAGAGCAACGTTCTTGGCTAAAACTGACAGCTTGTAAAAATTTTCAGCGGAAACCATCGAAAGCCCGGTCGCCAATGCTTCCACGACCTCATCGAATGTTCCAGCCGACAGTTCCTCACATAGGTTCTCATCACCCTGAATAAGCCACGATAGCGCACGAGAAGCCATTTCTACATCTTTCAATGAACGAAGCATATCCATGACCGTTACAGCTTCTTTCAAGTCACAGAGATAATATCCCGCCCCTGCTATCTTATGAATCGTAGGGGGATAAATCACATAAACATTGCCATTTACAAACACCGTTTCAAAGTCTTTCCCTAAAACGGCTGCATTTATTATTTTTGATGCGTTCTTTTCCATAAACTAAAAAAAGCGGCGAGCAATCACCCGCCGCCATCTTAAAAATATTGCTCTTTACCTAGGTTAACCCTCAGGCACATCTACCTTTTCTCCGTCAAACCAGTACTCACCAGCAACTCCGGCTGTAGAATTTTCCATTGCAACAGCTGAAACCCCTAACCCGATATTCTTCTCAACAAAGTTTCCCTTGCCAATTACAGCAGCATTGGTAAATACGATATAATTACCTGTCTTAGTCATACCGACAACAGCCTTGTTGATTACTTCAGCAACTTCCGGTTCTTCCCAACCTACTACAGTTAGTCCATCCTTAACAAGTTTACCTCCCTGTAATTCCTTCTTGTCTTCAAAAGCATATTCGCCCATAGTGAACGCCATAGTTTTTGCTCCCTTGGCTGTAACATCCTTATAGTAGACTTTTCCTGTCAATTCATTGACATAATCAGTCGTTGTAGGGTCATCTTCTGTATATCCCCAAGTATCCTGATGAGAGTTCTTTACTTCTGTAGCGTCTGCTAACCATGTTTTCAGAGTTGCAGGAGTAACGGCAGCAGTAATAACCGCACCGTACCAAATTTTTTTAATTCCAATAAATGGTTTCATATTTTTCAAATTACATTTAATACTTCAAACAAAATTCTCACATTCACATAATGACACTTCAAAGCTGTGTCCGCTTCTGTACCAATAGATTCGATTGAGTAATGATAACGAGTGCCGTCATAAGTACTTACCACATCATCAAACAGTTTGTTTGCTTCTCTTTCGAGTTCATTCAAACGGGTGGTGTTCGCTTCATTCTCGCTCAAATCAGGAGTGCAAAGATTCACTTCCGCAAAAGACTTTTTCCAATAAGCCCCCGGCTGTTGCTTCTTCGTGTGGATAACAATTCTTTCAGACCTCAGTTCGCCAGTCAGTGTTTCACCGTTGGGTACTATGTCAATTCCGAAGGTCTTGCAGTCCCGGTAGAGAATATTTCCTATGTCGGTAGTTACTATCATTCAAATTCTTCTTTTAATCGTCTTTCAGCAAATAACGCTGCACCACTTAGAACATCATACCCTTTAGATTCCACGAATGAGGCATATTCCGCTTCGTTTTTCAGCGTTAACCCACTCTCGTCAACATCGTAATCATTGGACGTTCTCAAAGTGAGTGTGTGGTCCTTGTAATCGCCATGTTCCTCTGCATACTTAACGGCTTCATCGCCCACATCAATCATCTTCTTCTCGACTTCCCATTCCCCGTCTTTAAGGAATTGGTCAACATCAGAAAAATCAGCATCACATCTTACATCCATAACTCCGAGTAGTTAAAGTAGTTAGTACTCTTCACCGTGTAAATCTCACCTTGACCTCTCACATTATCACCATCCATGCAACGGACTTCATTCCCTGCCTTGACAGTAATTCGACTCTCGCATACTACATGGTAATTAGGACGATACACAGAACCATTATCAGACGTAAACTCTTTCGTAGTATTATCATCACAACGGCACTTGCATACATCTTGCCAGCTTTCACCACCAGTTCCGGGAATGGGTCTGCCAAACTCATCCTTATCCATCGGAGTGATAACCTTTACCTGTAATATGTGTGGAGCGAATATCATAAAAGGTCACTTTAGGTTTGTTACTTAATTCGTCTTTCAATCCGTACATCTTGCAGAGAAAAGAGTAATACTGCTTTATCCCTTCAAGATTCCAAGACATAGAAAAACCGCTTTCACTGATTGAAGTGGCACGAAGCAATAGAGAGGGGATGAACTTCGCAATTGCCACCGACACAAGACCGTAACAATCCTCGTTCATCTCATCCTCTCCGCCTACCTTCGAGTTCAGACACATATCCAAAAGGTCAGCCTCTGACAAGTTAATGCCAAAGGTCTGAAACTTCTGTTTTATGTAGTCACGTATAATCATTTCTTTTTCTTCTTAGAAACAACTACTAGTCCACGATTGATAAGGTCTTTAGTCCTTTCTTCGTCCAATTCAAGCTCCTTACCTATAGGGTAAACTTCGCCTGTCACTTTGTCCTTAAAGGATTGTATAACTCTTATCATGCGTTCATTACACTTAGGTCAAGATTAACAATCTCGTTAGGATTGCTGATCTGCGGTATCCACTCTGCGGTATATTCAAGGAATCTACCTTCGTTAGTTCTCTCTTGAGAAATAAGCAATTCACCATCTGCACGGCTATAGCTTCTACCGGGGATAGGATCTGTTACCTCGTATGGAGTATGGAATCTCATATACCCGATTTGTTCTTGTGGAAGTAGGGTAATACGGTCATCGGCATACACCGCACGGTTTGCACCTGTTTGATCCTTAACGTAGTCTTCCTTAATCTCAATAGACGGAAGTCCGATACCTGCAAACACCGCATTAACCATTGCGCTGGAAATTAATCCGGCTGACATGGTAACTTCTGCTGCAGGAAGAATTGCTTTGAACTTTTCAAAATCTTCACTTCCTGCTATGTTCTTAACGAACGTTCCACGAGACATAATCATCTTTGAGAACTTACCATAATCAGGTGCCAACCTAGCAACTTCACTCTGCAAGTAAGCAACGAAGTTAGCCTTGTCGGTTGTGGCAGGCTGAATGAACTTGAACGGAAGTTCAATCTTAAGAACATCAGGCGTACTGGGATCGGTTCTGTTGTCTTTGTTCTTGACGGTTGTTGACCCTGTCATAATCAACTCACCAAATACCAAATCCATACGTTTGTGAGGAGCAAGAAGAACCTGACGGAAGTCGTCATAAACGAAATTCACGATTTCATTCATTGCGGCTATCTGATCAGATGTTTTTGCTGCGTTAAATTTGTCAATCAAATCCTGCAACTCCGACAAACGGTCGATAGGTAACTGATAACGGTCTCCCAAGTAGGCAATCTCACCATACCCAGAACCGATGTTCTTTCTTTCACGGATAGGTTTTTCACCATAGCGTGAATTGATGGAACCGGCCATAACTCCTGTAACACTTCCAATGTAATCTTTGAACACACGTGTAGTTGTTCTACGGAAGGTCAGGTATTGCTGCCAATAGATAGCATCTTTACGTGTCTGGTTAACACGATTAATGACTGCACCAACAATGTTGGGATCATTAAATAGGGTTTCAATAGTTAGCATCATATCCTACCTCCTTATTCGTTAAATTGGAAATGCGGTAAATTCGCTTTGTCTTTATCAGAGAAAGGAATAACCAATTTTTCAGGCTCAATCTCAAATGCTCTCATAAGAAGAGCAACCTGATTGATACCGTTCTCTACCTTAGTCCTGCCATACAGAGCTGAATTAGCCACATAAACCTGTGAGGCATTTACCTGAGCAACTCCCTCGGTAGTTTCCACTAGTGTAGCCGCTAATGTTCCTGTACTAGGAACAGGTGTAGCAACTATTTCCACCTCGCCTGTACCGGCAACCTTTTGAGTGAAAACAACCTTTGCCCCCTTATACGACAGAGCAAAAACGCCTGCAATCTCTGCATATTGTTCCAACACACTATCAAGGTTAGACGCTGTAGCAGATGCGGTTGCACCTATAACAACTTTACCTTCACCGGGAGCGGCTGCAAATTCAAACTCAATACCGTTTATAGTGATCTTATCACCTGCGGTAGGGTTGGTTCCGATGGTCAAGGTGTAAACACCATTAACACCTGCTGTATCATCACTTCCCTCAAACAATACCTGACCGACAGACACCGCATTCCCTAAAGAAACGGTTAACAGGTCGTATGAGGCGTTAGCCCGGCTGATAGCCGTAATTTCGGCTGACTTATTACCGTCAGAAATTAACATCCCTACATAAGGGAAAGCACCTTTAGCGATCTTAATTGCGGTTGCGTTTGCCAACGCTGCCTCTACCACCTTTACGTTCCTAACTACCCGACATGTTTTATGAACCAAGTCGGCAGCTATTGGAGCGAATGAAGGTAGATAATCGCCTACATTCAAATTTGTCGTATCAAGGATGTAAACACCCCTGCGACGAACACCTGAGGAAACATCGTATCTTTCGACTTTCTCTTCCTCTGGAGTTAAATTGTAAGTAAATCCTGCACCCATTTTTACTTCTTGTTTTGTTCTACAATCTCTTCTGTACCTTTATTGATCAATTTAGCAATCTCGGTACTTTCTTTCTCAATCTTCACTTCCGCTGATTCGGGAGGGGTTACGCCTTTGAAGCCGTCATTTGCGAACTCCTGCTTCAAGTCCTTGAAGTATGCGTCCAAGTCCTCATCGTCCTTAATGGCGCATCGTTTGGCGTAGTTTTCGGGAATACCATACTCCTTTGCCTTTGCCAAAATCTGCTGGCTACGTGTTGCTTGAGCCTTTTCCGCTTCAAACTGTGTTAGCTTATCAGAAAGGTTCTTGTTGGAGTCAATTAAAGCTTGCGCCCATGCAGACACATCGTCTTTATTCTCTTCCGTTTTGGTGGTTGTGGTAGTCTCGATTGGCTTACCGTCTTTAAGGTTATGCCTCTTCTCGTAGTTAGTCACTGCCGTTTTTGAAGCATCCCCGGCACGGAAATCACCATAGGAATTTAACACGTCCGAAAAGCCTACTCCATCCACAATCGTCTGTACTTGGCTTGCGTACGTTACACCCTCTGCCTTTTTGGTGGCAATTCGGGTAAGAATAGCAGTGTCCACCCCAGTGAATTTCTGTTGCAGTCCTGCTAGAATAAGTTCTTGAATATTCATACCGTATGAATTAAAATTTAAGTTTCAAATTGCGGAAGTAAAAATACTACCAATACAGATGATTGATAAATATTTAGGCTTCCCATTCACGACAATCAATCCATTGTCGTAAATACGGTATGTGAACTACCCATGAGTCTTTAGCTCATGGGTAGTTCACTTTGTTCCTTATTTAGAATTTCATCTTCTTGTATCTCTTTTAAAATCTCATCGACCCTATCGGCATTGCCAGCGAACATTATCCCTTCTCGCCTTGACCAAATTTTGCCTTCTACTGCTCTTACTGCTGTATTTACATTGTCATCTTCTGAATCAATCATATATGGAACCAAGTCTGTCTCGATATCAATCGTCTGTGATGCCTTGTTGAACTCAGTTGGATTAATCGCCCCTAAAGCGGAAACAAGGAAATTGACCCTTCGTTGCAGAAACTCTCCTATCACCTCTGCATGATTACTTACGCTCATATGGGCACCCATAAACATGAAACGGAAAGCTGTACCAGAAGCCTTGCCTACCCCTTTCAATGTCTCGAAAGAAATGCGTGGAGTATTGGACATATCATAAGCCATGTTAGTAAGCGTTTCGGCTTCGAATTTGATAGTATCTGGAACTTGCGACCACGTTAGATATTGGGCATCCGCACCTTCTCCTGTGAGTTTAACCATCCGATCTTTTGTCTTACCCATAAATCCTTCAACATCGCCTATTAGCTTCAGTAAAGGAAAGAAATGATAGTCTATGCAATCGGCGTAATTGGAAAGCAGTTTTTCCAACCGGACGCGGAAAGTCTTTATCTTCTTGCAATACGATTCAGGACGGTAAGCGTAGATAACCGGCAGTTTCGGGAATCCATGAACGAAAGGTGTTCTTTCTTCATACCCTTTAGATAAGTCCCATTGATAGACCGCTTTGTCTGTGATAGTCATAAAGCAAATGATTTCAGAATCATCCATGAGCTTTTTCTTGTACTCACGGGACAGGGCAATCATCTTACCTTCATCGTTGAAGAACGGATAAAGTTTATCACCTCGGAACGGTGACCATAAAACGCTTTTTAACTTCTTGGTAGGCTTTACCTTGCCTCCAAAGGTGGTCTTTACTTTCTTCCAAAACTTCGCCCAGAACGAATCATCATCGGTCGCATACCAATACTCGGCAACTTCCTGTTCAGATAACCACGACCGGACAATCTTCTTGTTCTGATACTTGATTTTATTGGACTTGAATACAGCCTTGACAGCATCCAGAAGCTTCTTTTCGTCATCATCTATTGGAGTACAGTCTATTGAAGGTTCTGTACCGACCGTGAAAGCTGTTTGGATGTTTACTATATCCTGTTCTAAAGGAATAGATATACGGTTCACTAGTTCGGTCTTGTACTGTGCTTCGATTTCATAAGTCTTGCCGGTCTTTTCATCGAAAACTTTCTCGGCTTCCTTTTCAAGAACCTTTCTATCCGGGTACTTCTCTTTATCGGTTATTATCTCGTGTTTGGAGCTATCCCAATCTGCCATAAGAGCACCGGCATCCGGCAACTCTGTACGCCTGCCCTTTTTTAGATACTGAATCTTCTTGTCTATATCCTCTAAAGCTAATATTTCATCTAAACTGTTCATAATATATTGTTTTAGTTACATTTTGCTTTATCCATACTAGTACGATACCATCATTTACAATCATTTTTGCTATCATTTTGTCACCTGAATATGCCAGATAGGTCTTTTGGCTTCTGAATCTTTCCAAGAATAACCCCATATACATAATACCTAAAGGCATCGCATAAGTGGTCTGCCTGCCCGTCTGCCGGCTGATTTATATATCTTCCGTCCTTATCCTTATCCCAAACATACTTTCTTAATTCGTTTTGTAGATTATAAGAACGTTCAGTAACAAAGATGTTGAACTCTTTGGCTTTCTCTATACCTGCAACAACAGAACCTGCACCCTTTTCCACCGGATAAATCCTTATACCTCCGTTATGTATCTCTTGAATAAGTCTTGGGTCTGCACTATCTGCTATGACCTTCATTCCTTGATACGCATAAGGCTTAATTGTTTGAATTATATCTTTAGTTAACATCTGCGTCTTATAACAGATTTCATCAATATATAAATCATTGTCAACAACTCCACACCTGACAATAGCCGTTTCATCATGGGTAAAACCAAAATCAAGCCCGATAGACACTTTATTACACCATTGAGGGAAGTCTTTAACCACACCCCATTTTTTATAAATAGCACCTTCCGCAACGTCAGCCCAACGACCGATAACAGTATGAGCGTATTTCTCAGGATTATTTTCTCTTATTGATTCAACTTCCTTTATGAATTCCGGGGATAAGTTTTCGTAGTTATCAAAATAGGTTGTATGGATATGCAATACATTCGGATGGGTACTTATCTGAACATCCACGCCGTCAATATTTACCACCCTATGAGTATTTTCAATATACTTCTTGTATATGAAGTGGTTGCTATCTGTGGGGTTCATTATGATAATAATCCGGTTCTGAATGCCTTTCTTACGAATGGAGAGCATTATCTTATCAAAGTCCTGCTCATTAGTCCACTCTTCCGCTTCATCACATACAAATGTCGTTATACCATGTATGGATTTTAGTTTAGCAGTTTGCACACCGGAACTGACCTTTATCCCCCTAAACATAATTCTGCTTTTGGTCATTTTATTAATGACATCCGTTTTTGTAACAGAGAAATACTTCTCAGTTCCATCCATCTCTACTTTTTCCATAAACTCTGGGATTACAGACATGTGAGCCGATACCATCGTATAACGAGTATAAAGAATCTGATGAACAATCTTTTCGGCTTCCGTCATTTCAAAGGTCAGCCGCTCAATGAATGTAGAAGCGTTGAAAGACTTTCCCGATCCACGCCCACCAGTGATAAGGATAATGAATTTTTCCTTATCCTCATATAGCGGATGATATATTTCTTGGGGTTCGATCATTTCAGTTTGTCTTTAATCCAGGAATCAATACTAATACCATGATCTATGTCGGTTGGGATGTCGGCATCTTCATCCTGCTTGCGTTCAACTTTTCTCCAGTCTTCATCGTAATGATATAACCAAACAGACTGCGCTTGTAAACTTGGAGCCAGTTCACCTTCTACGATTTGAACTTCTTCCTCGCCCGTCAGGTTGCCCTCTCTGTCCTTAATTTTTCTGATAGTGGTGTTCTTAGTCTTAATACCACCAAGAGCCATAGCAAGGAACTTAGCACGTACAAGAGCGTTTATAGCACAACGCGCACGCGATAATACTTCGTTCAATTCGGGGTACTCACCTTTCTTCTCACAAAAAGTTTGAGGACATAACCCAACGGCATGAGCAATTTCCTTGTCAGTGAATCCCTTTTTGGCATACGATTCCACGAGAGAAAGAAAGTCCTCGCTTGTATAATCAAACTTTGGCTTTCTTCCTCCTTTACCTTTTCTATTTTGAGATTCACTATTGCTCATATTACTTCTTTAATTTTCCACATTTCTCACATTGTTCATACCTGAACTCAGAGAACATCACACTACCTTTCCAAACATAATGATGAACACAAAACAGGTTTTGCTTTAGAACATTCCTTATCCAAAGTATAAAATCGCCAATCATAATTTTAACCGTTATTGTTACCCATATAGACACGGCGAGAAATTGGCTTGTTTCCATAGACATCAACTCCTCTTTTTGAGAAATAGCTATCTATTTTCTCAGCATATCTTCCCATTATGGATTTCGTTCTATCCCTTATGTTTCTTTGTCTTGCAGAACCTAACCCGTATTGTCTTCCAGCGTTGTACATTATTCGTCTGGACTGCTGATATAACTGGCTATATGTTTTCTTTCTAACTCAGCTTTCCTCCCAATAATTAATCTATTCTTTCTACTTGTTCATCAAAAACTTCTCCCTTTATAAACTTCATATCAGGGTCATACCCGAATCTCTCACAGAAAGCGGCTTTAGCTTCATAGGTATCAAAGGATAACATCACATAAGCATCCATATTCTCGGCTTGCTTCTGTGCGTTTTCTTTCACCTGTTGCTTGACCTCTTTCATGTGGGCAACCTTTTCGGCACGTTCCAACTGTTTGGCGGCCTTATCGGCTTCTTTCTGTTCGGAAACTGGGACCATCATATCAGACAGAGCATCTGCGATAGAGTTTTCCTCTTCGGTTTGTAACAGGTAATCGACACCTATCATGTTCAAATCGGCATCCGTTAAACCTGCATCTTTCCAGTCAATATCGGGAACGATACGGGCAAGAGCATCAAAATCCCAATTCCCGCCAACATTCGGGTTATTGAGGGTGATGTTTAACTGCTTCTCTGTTTTCTCATCCACATTGATAAGTTCCACACGAAGAGTATAGTCATTTTCATGCGTGGATTTATCGTATTTGTTCAGTTCATCAAGTACAGCAACTTTTTGGTGACCTCCGACAATAGTATAACCAGTAGCCTGGTTTATGACAATACCACCAACTACACCATACAATTTGATGGAACGCTTCAACGCCTTCTTACCTTCATCCGAAATGGTTCTTGGATTATAGGAAGCTGGCTTTATCTGCGAGCGTTTCAACTCAACAGATTTGCTGTTAAAGTATTTACTTTCTACACTATTCCTTTCCATGTCCTTTCAGTGTGATAACGAGCTGTTTGCAGCAATAAATCTGCAAAGTGAATGGCAGAACGATTAAGTTCCATCGATTCACTCTTTATGTATTTTGACAATTCCATATCATCCATTAGTTAAACCCATATAAATTCTTCGAGATACTTTTCTTGCGCCATCTTGTTGTTTCCCCTCATTATACCCAAAGGTTCGTTCAATGTATCGAATATACTTTCTTGCCATAGAGTTTACTCTGTTCAGCCTATTACCCGTTAAAGTACGAGATAGTCTGTATCTTTGATCTGCAATATCATCAATTGATTTTCTTCTGACTCGGCTTCCTTCTATTGCTTTTGTTGATTATTATACTCCCAAAGCACCCTTTCAGCCATTGGGAAAACTTTGTAAATTCTCTGTAAATCTTGCGGGTAATTATTCTCCATCCAAAGCATACAATCAAGATTGAAACCCACTCCCGAACTGGCTTTCAACGAATATCGGACAGGTTCAGGTAGGTTGTGTTGCCTCATGTAAGCAAGAATATCCTTTTGCGTCCAATCCGCTAAAGGATAGCATAACCCTTTGTTCTCGTAACCGTTAGCTTCGTATCCTTTTAACATCAATCGCCTATTCATCCCATCGGCTTTCTTCATCCCGATAAATGTGTAATAAACCCCATGTTTTAACTGCATGGCTTTAACAACATCGGCAAGTTTCAATAACTTAACTTTTGGGTTAGGCACACAATACATACCGCCACGGAGAATGTATGTAAGATTCCAGTGAGGGATTTGTACAAACTCAATCTTTGGATATTTGGCTTTAGTCCAATTTATCCAACGGTTGATGTGGTCTAAATCTTTGACGAAGTACATGAACACACAAACAATCCTGTCAAATTTCGGATAGATTAAATCAAGAAGAACAAGCGAGTCCTTTCCTAAGGACAAAAAGAGTATAGACTCATTCGATTTTACTCGAATGAGGTCTATATGCTGGTTCGCTTGTTTTACTTTACTCATCGTTAGCCACCACTTAGTCCTAATGATACACGCAAATCAGCATAACGCTGTCTACGTGATCCAAGTTGTGATGTACCTGCTTGACCGCCTCTTCTTGCGACCAATCTACCGCCTGCGCCTGCACCGTTCATATTCTGACGGGGCCCGGCTACTCTGTTTATTCTTCTTGCGACTCGACAATAAAATTTAAATTAAACAATCAATATATATGGCTCTCTAAAACTTTGCCTAACGTATAATCCATTTGAGCTGCGAGATACTCTTCACCCTTGTACTCATAGATTATGTCTTCACCGTTATCATCTGTGAGGATTATAGCTTCTGCCTTTTTAACCTCAATGATGATATACGGACGTTTGCCGCTGTAAGCCCCTGTAAGTAGTTTTATGGCATCATACTTAATAGGGTTTAATTCTACATCGCCCTCTTCAGGTAGCTCTTCATCTACTTTATACTCTTTACCACCACATAGGTAAGTTATATACTTCTTTGCGTTGGTAGGTCTGATTTCACGGTATTCGTGCGTTTTTGTACCGGCTAGAATCTCATCAAAATACTTTTGCTTAATACTGAGCGTCAAAATTTCCATAATCGTGTTATTTTAAATTAGTAAATATAGTTGCGGGGGATGAATTCGAATCACCGACCTCTACCAAGTCAAAGTAGCGAGCTGACCACTGCTCTACCCCGCGATAGTACCCCAAAGATACTACCGCAACCAAAGATAATGAAATATCTTCAATCGTTATACACGACAATCGGTTTATTGTCGTGAACTAAGCCAAATATCTCTTTCTTCTCTGCAAGCTTTCAGTGTTGGGGCTACAGTTGCAAACAGATCACCTGATTCCGTTCGATAATCATACTGATACATTCGCTTTGGCTTACCTTTGATTTTCACTGTGAAGGTGCAATAATTCTCTTTACCTGGTTGGCATACGCTGCAACCGTTTTCGTTTATTGAGTTCATAATCATTTACTTTAGTTCAACACCATTCATCCAGTTTTCTATGTCTTTTATATGGTTCTCCATATTCTCAATGGAAGATTGTATCTCTTTTATTTTATCCTTATTGTCTTCGATCTTTTTGCGATAATCGGATATTATTTTCTTACCTTTTTCAGCAGCACATTTTTTCTTACTCACATAGTAATATCCATCATCACTTGTGTGCCACATATACGAATTATCAATCTCTATCTCTTCGCCATCATCATCCGTTGACAGATATGTATCAATGCCACAAGTCTGCATCATCTCTACATATTTATATACATCTTTTAATCCGTCAACCCTATTTATTTTTACGATACACGGATGATTGGACTCTACCCCAAAGTTTTTACAAAATGTGGATTTCACGAGGATGAAATCATCAATAAACCCACAAACCTCATAAACTCCGATACCTCTTAAAGTTATATATTTATATATCTTATCACCAATCGCAAACGGTGTGTTTTTCTTGCTGTTGGTTACTATTTTTTCGTTTACTATATCCATGTCAATCTATATTTAATGTTTCACATTCAATCTTTCTTCACTCGTATAAGCCACAACAAGACCGGTTTCATCATGCTGTATTGTGATGTACTTCTCACCTCTTTCTATGGTGGTAAAATCGCACATACTACATAACTTACCCAATACCTTGCCCAGTTGTTTCATCAGTGGGGCTTCGGGGCTGATAACTAAAACTAAATTAGCTTTCATAATCGTGTGTATTGTGGTAGCCCGAAGGCTACCTGATTAAACTTCACCCCACAGCTTTACTGCAAGGTCATAATTCTTTTTCGCTTCATTCACTTCTTTCTTTGCATAGGTCAGAGAGTATGAATGTTCACGAGGATATTTACCTGATTTAAGACCTAAATGGTATTCTGTTGCTACCTCTAGTTTATGCTCATAGTATTCGATGCTTTCAGGCATTGATAAATTGATTGTCTCAGCTCTTTTTGCCCAGTATTCTGCTTTGCTTTCATGCGCGTTTGCTTTATCGCTAAACTCTACACTCTTACCCATTCTCGCCCAGTTACGGTCAATTAACGCCCTGTGTCTATTTTCGCTGCTATGCCCTACCTTGATCGGTTCACCGAGTGATAAAAAGTCTCTGCCTTCATTTGATGCTTCAAAATATGCGTTACTCTTTCTTTGTGCAGAAGCCGACCATGCTTCGTACCTTTCTGCTTTGGCTTTAGCCCACTCTTGAACATTAAAGCCGTCTGCTCTAACTATTGAGTAATAGAAGAACCCGCCTTTTTCGGCTATGAGGTTAAATACAATGCTTTCATTCTCTTTGCCGTACTTGCTAACGACTGTAATAGTATCACCTTTCTCGTATTTCTCTTCGCATTTAGCTAAAAAAACATTAGGCGCAAATTTGTAATAAGTATTCATATTATTTATATATTATGCAGGGCTTTCGCCCTGTTGGTTAAACTTATGCTAATTCTATCGCTCTTGCAGGCACACAAATCATAGTCCATGTTTTACCCTCTTTCAGATAATCTACTGAATAGTCAGCTTCAAAAGTGCAAACATTCATATCAACACCTGAAATAGTACCTTCTACCTTACCATTTTTAGTAGTTACGACTACTGATTGACCTTTCTTAAATTCTGTTGCTTTCATATCTTATATGTTTTAATTGTTATTACTTCGTTTCTGATGATGCAAATGTATAGTTATATCTAAACATATACAATTATTTGTTCAGGTTTAACAAAACTTTAACACTTTATACGTATTTAGATAAAGCTATATAAATTACATATAATGTTTAGATATTATATAGATTAAATGCAAAATAGTTGTAACTTTGCATATAGTTTATAACTAAACATATTATATATGGATATAAAAACAGTAATAAAATCACGTGGCTATACTATTGAGCGTATAGCAAATGAGTGGGAAGGTAAGAATGGGAAACCTATAACTAAGGGGGCATTATCTCAATCCATCAACAAAAACCCAACAGTAGGAACATTACAGAAAATAGCAGATGTCATTGGATGCAAGGTTGGTGATTTCTTTGTTGATGATATGGATATAAAAGAAGATGCCAACACTATCACCTGTCCCCATTGTGGAAATAAAATTAAAATAGAGAAAGGAGAATAAAAAAAGCCGGAGCACTAAACTCCGGCTTTATTGCAACCATGCAAATTTACTAAAATGAAAGCAAGTCACAGCAATTGATTAGCCCTTTGATTTTTAACCGATTTACGATTTCGGTGTAAAGATACTCTATATCCCCACTGAAATCCCCATAGTTCTGATACAGAAACACGACATCAGCGCAGTTGTCGGAAATCGTGCTCTTGGACTGAATCCCCAATACTCTTGACATCTCTTCACGTAGCCCCGCTGTCATTTTCCCACCGGCAAGTGAGCTTGGAGAAAACAAATACAGGATAATGAAGATGAACTTCTTTCGTTGTGTTACACTATCAATACAAGGGGGAAGACTTCTGCTATTCAATAACTCAACGAAGATTTTATAGATATCCCCAATAAGGCTTTTATCTCTCAAAATCGGTAAAGCTAAGGTATTTTCTTCTTCTGAAAGTTCTGATTTCTCAATTCTGATTTTTTTAAGACGAATTATTTTGTTAAAATCCAGTTCCATAACACAATTATTTTAAAAGTAAATAGTATATTTGCATCATAATCGTGTGAGGAGCTGGTTCATAGTCGTGTGTGGGCTGGCTCTTTCTTTATCTTACAGACTTATCTTTTCTCTGAATAGTCTCATCCTTTTCGTCGATTCCTCTACCCCACATCATTGCAGAATATAGAGCGCCTGCATATAAAAAGAGCTCCTCACTATTGGCAAGGAACTCAACTTTCAAAGCCTTATCAAAAGCTTTGCTGTATAAGTATTTATTTATTTCCATTTTTTCTCAAATCATATTTTTGTATATATTTACTAACCGTAGTTCGACTTACTCCAAGTGTACGAGCAATGTCTTTAAGAGGCATCCCTTCCTGTACAAGTTTGCCTACCTCTTCAACTTCAATATGCACGCGAGGATTTCCTCCTTTCCTTTCTGGAGAGGGTTCAATCCCAAACTGACGCCGCCTCTTTTGAGCGTATTCCTTGGTACATTTGTCTTTGGTTACATAGATAACAGTACGGTGGTCAATGCGCAGAGGATATAACCTTTTTTCAATCTCTCTGTGCTCTTCTACAAGGCGTTCGGCATCTCCGTTGACCGTTGTATCAACTTTCTTGTATCTGTCTGAAATAGTTTGTTTATTACGTTTCCTGATATTGGAATTTACATTCATAGTTATATTTACTGTTTATTGGTTAATTAATATAGTCCTTCCTCGCCTGGCGGGGTTGAACCGGGGAAAATACTTGTAATGTTGCGGCTGTATCATTTTAAAGTTAATCACTATTTAGTTTACTTGTTTCTTAAAAAAATAAATAAATCTTTTGTTTCTATGGGTGTCAGTCCACGTCGATTATTAATCGCTATAGTCAGTTTATTAAGAGCTTCATTAAGATTGCCAACAATGAGACCACTACCACCACATCGTTTACATTTATGAGACGGTTCGATACCACGTTCATAGGCTTCAGCACTGCTGTACTGATAATATCTTTCATTCTCAACATAGCCACTCCCATTGCACACATCGCACTTCATATCTAAATTATGTTAAACTTTGGTATCGGCATCCAATAAGTAATTCCATATATATCATCTCCTGTGTATGCTTGATACCATTTTTCTCCAATATAAAATCCAATCCCTAATGCTCCACTAAGATGATTTGTATAAAATACATTTTCATCATTATCTGGCAATCTATCCTCTACGCTTATCCACGGAGATTGCTTTGCTTGCCAATTGGCACCCTTGTGAAACATGTTAAGCATTGCATTTCTTTGATAAGCCAACTCACCATCTATTACAGTTGCATAACTATGGTTTAGCTCTTGCATGGCTGCTTCTTCTAATGTCTGTTCCATATTATTTAATTATATTATTCAGCATAAAATTTCTGGTACTTAAATACATCCTCTGAATAAAGACTATCAGATCGTACTTCTTCTTCTTTGCACTGGCCGCAATCAATAGCTATCTCTCTTGCCTCTTTCCGGTCAACAAAGCGACCATAAGATGTCATAAAACCTTGAGTTGTTTTATGAACTTCTACAGAATTGTCCCACTTCACGGAAAGTACCTTTGATCTTTCTGTATCTCTCTCGTAATATATATTCGTAGGCAAAATAGCACAGATATAAGGATGCCGAAGCCCGCAAATTATAAATCCGGACTTAATTCCGTAAACTCCCATAAATGGGTATTTTATCCCATTGTCGTAATGAATGGCAGAACAGGCAATGTATTCTTTTGTATTATCAATCATAGTTCATTTCTCATTAGTTATTAGTCAAACAGTTTAAATTCATACACCCAAACAAAAGAATTACGTTCCCATGTTCCTCCTCCGGATACTTTGTTTATCAAAGCGGCAAAGGCTTCACGGGGAGTATCATATAGTCCGATATGTTTTTTATCGGAAGCATTAGCGAAAGAATAAGCAATACCGCCACTTCCATTTGCAGAATCAAGCCTATAAACACCTTCTTTTATGCAATCATCATCGGAAATATTTTGTAGTAGACTCATACCGACATTCGTAATTTCAATTTTGTAAGGCATATATTCAGCCTTAACAAACATCTTATTTTCCCAACCTGCTCCCGTACCGCACTCTTCGGGAAGTCCGCAATGTAACTCATAGAAAACATGTTCATAACTCATAGATATGGCGACTATATCACCCGGTAAATATGCTGGCTTATTCCATCCAGCAAAATGTCCTGTCTTAATATTGCGCCATCCATAAGCATAATTAAGAGGTGAATTTTCGGGGTCACTCTCGAAAACAGGGAAAACAATCCCGTAATCCAATGAAGGACGTTGTATTTTACATAACCTTCTCGTCATAGTCTTTCGACCATCTAATACAGCTTGAGTTAAGCCGTATTTATCGTTAAACATTATTTTCTTCATTACTATATTGTTTTGAGCCTAATTAGGTTACATCATTAATACTAATTTCTCCTTTCAAAACTCGTTCTACCTGCCTATCGAGTATTTCTTGAAACTCTATTTGGCAGATAAGAGAGCAATCCGGTATAATCTCTTCCACTGGGTTACCTCGCCATGTTGGTAATTCATCCAGGAAGATACGCCCGTCTTTGTCTTTCAAACACGTTGCGCCAACGTCACGTTCAATCCGTGCCATTTGGTTAAACACCTCTGGGAAGTCCTTCCGGATTTTATTCCAGTAGCCCATGCCACCTTTCACACAGCCGATGCAGTTATTGTTATTGTAGCCCATCTTGTACATGGCAGGAATTTCAATACCAGCTTTCCAAAGCATCCCCATTGCATCGGGTTTTGTAACCTGCTTTTCAATAAGCGGAAACAATGGCTTTGTGTCCGGATATTGCTGTTTTAAACGAATGGCACGGTTTATCTCCTTCGGGTCGTAATCAAAGCCCCAAACTTGCCCGTCCCAGTGCTGCAATTCCTTTTCCAATTTATACCGAACTTTCTTTTTTAGTTCAAGAGTACAAGCAGCACCATGCGCGCCATTGATAAAACCTTTCCGTAGCACATCAGCTACGCAAGCGTACTTGTTGCTTCGGATAATGTGGATAGGTTGATTGTACCACTTTTCACAATCTGCGAGGAATCGGGCGTTATCAGGATGACCGGAACCAGTTTCGATGTAGTAGAGTTGTACATCTTCGTACAGGCTTAATGCTATTTTACAAGCGACTGCGGATGTTACACCGCAAGAAAACCACGCTATAATCATTTGATTCCTTTCTACTTTGTTATTAGTTAAACTTCGGTATCGGCATCCACATATCACACACATACCCACCA